AGCTACGTCAACAACCATATCACCGCCGTCGTTAGCCACGTTGTCGGCAATGATGCCGTTGGTGGTAGCAACTAGACGACGCTGCCACTGACGCTCGAAATAGCGATCCGTACGGTTACGAACCTGATCAATAGCGCGAGCGCCAAGAGCAAGCTCGGAAGCAAGGTCAGCAGCCTGCCAACCCTGGTTGACAAAAGCCTTACGAGCGACCTGCTCACCCTGTACCACCTTCTGAGGCGTAGCAGTTGAGCTAGGATCGTCGCTGCTGTAATTCACCTCTACGCTGCCGTCAAGGTCTTTCCAGAAGGGAAGCTCGGCAACCTTGCCAGCAGAGCCTGCAAGCTCGTCAAGAAGTGCGTTACGGGTAACAACACCGCTGTCAAAGAAAGCAGTCTTCTCTGGGCCGTTTACCGGAGGAAGGTCGCGGAATACTGTGACATCAATGATGTCGCTTAGTCGTGTAGTAGCCATGTTAGATTTCTCCTAATTACTTATTGGCCGTAATACTCGTTTCGTAGGCGCTGGTATTCATTCGGGTTTTCTGCCCGTAGTTCTGAGAGTTCTGCGCCTGACATTTCTGAGAATGACTTATTGGTTACGGCCCCGCCGTTCTGTGAACCAGAGGCTCCACCTCCAGTTGCCCCGCTCCCATCTGCAAGGAACGGATATTTCTCTTTAAGGTGTTCGACTAGTTTGCTGGCTTCCACTGGAACACCACCTAGTTCAAACGTCACCTGATCTTCGTTGTAATTTGCGTACTGCATCGCCTTCTCGGTAAGCAGTTCTGCGCGGGCAGAGTCCCGAGTCAGTTCTGATGCAATGCGCTGGGAAGCAGACTGCATTTCTTGTCGCTGGATACGCTGCTGGAAAGTCTCAAACTTCTCAGCTAATTCCTGCTTCGCCTGCTGTTCTTTCTCGTAAAGTTCCTTGAACTGCTGCTTTTCCTTCATGCGCTCTTCCTGAGCGCGTTGCTGTTCCTCTTCCAACTCCTTAGCCTTCTGAGCAACAGTCTTCTTCTCTCCTAGCAACTCTTCAACCTTTGACTTCAGACCCGAGACTTGCTCGTTAATCATCTGCTGTACTTCAGCTTCAGTGTAAGTCTTTCCCGTCTGTGTCTCGGTTGTAGCTTCAGTATTATCTACTGGTTCGCTCTGCACTGCTTCTTCTGACATATTCGTAGCCTCCGGCTATCTCTGTTACTTCCCGATCTCTGATCGGCGGTTAAAGCCCTGCTTGCTGGAATGCAAGTGGATGCTTGTCTCTTAACTCCGCAAGCGTCATCTGTGCGCCGCTTGGGTCAATAAAGTCGTTAGGGTCTAGTCCGCCCTGATCAAACAGCAGACGCTTTTCTCTGCCGTTCTGGAACTTACCGAAAAACTCATCCCTAAACTCAACAGGCTGATCTCTTAGCCAGCCTCGGAATGTCTTGTTGCCAGATACAATCTGTGCTTCACCGTCTACTACTGCTGGGCGTTCGCCTTCTAGCCCGTCAAGCAATGATCCCTCTGTAGGGACAATCACGCGAGTTGATCGGCAGTTGTAATGGAGTGGCGGCTTCGGGCCTTCACCTACCGGGAATATCTCGCCGTCAAATCCTGCACAGGTCAGAGTGGTGCGGCTGTCTAGCGTTGCCAGGTACTTTTCCCCTCGCACTACATCGCTGTTCTGTCTAGCAAACTGCTCTTTAGCTTCTGTTGCTGCGTGGTTGACTGCTGTAGCAACTACTGTGCGGGCTTGTGCGGCTGTTCTTCCTGTTACCTTCTGCCTCACCCTCTGGGTGATCTGATCGGTCGTGTCACCGGCGATGAAGCCGCCTGAGATAGTATTCTTGATCTCTTTGGCGTTGCTGGTGCTGAATCGCTGCACCATTGCATCAACAGTCATGCGCTGTGTTTCTGCACCGACCACCAGTTCTGTGGCCTTGCCCATGATCGCTGCTTCTAGCTGTTCATTCGTAGGCAGCGTTGTCTCTACGTCTGTTACCTCTCGGTACACGCTCTGCTGGAAAGCAGTCTCATCCTCTGCAAAGTCTAGTATCCGCTGCCGTAGCCCTTGGTTGATCTCACCGCCAGCAGCTTGAATGAGACTTTCAACTTCAGCCATCAACTGCCCCAACCTTGCTCGACTCTGGCCTGTTGTGGCGATGCGCTGAGATAAGTCTTCCAGCAAGTTATTAAGGATCGGTCGCAGTTCTTCCAGCGTTCCATTGGCAAACCGCTGGATCATGATCTGACGGCGTGTGCCGACATCTGCTAGATAATCATCTAGTGCCATGGCTTACAGCGGCGTACCAGCGATCTCGCTGTCAATATCCTGATCGTCAGTATCATGCGGGATGTGGATGCGTCCCTTGCGGATAGCTTCCCGCTGAAGTGACCGACTAAGGATTCCTACATCACCTAGCTGGATAAGTGCCATTAGCTGCTGTGCATCCAGATCAGTCTCAAAGAAGTCTGTATTCAGATCGTAGCGGATTTCTTCCACAGCCTGTAGGGTAAGACCTACAAACCGCCCTGCGTCCATCAGAGCGCCTGTGAGAGCGTAGGAGAGGTTGTTTACAACCTGATCCAGTGTGCTGCTCTCAGCAGATGCGTTAATCCGTGCTGCCTCTGCTGTCTCGGATGGCCCTCCGCGCTGAATAAGCCGAGCGCCGATGCCCACCATCTCTTTCTCTTTGGACTCTTTTAGCTGGACTAGCAGACTGCGCTCTTCTGGCTGTACAAGCTCTACACTGCCGCCCTGAGTGATGATCCCTCGACGGCTGCCTAGTTGTACGCCATCCGGGTTCTGCTCTGCGAAGACTTCGGGGTTCGTCTCCCCAATGTTCATGTGAAGCGTAGGCTGTCCAGTGATGAACCCGGCTTCTTCCAGATCAGCGTTATTGCGATAGTGTGCAACATTCAAAACTGACAGATCGTACAGCGGCGCATCATCAATGTCTGGCAGATTGTTTTCTGCACCCACGATGTACAGCGGGATGTGATCTAGCGGCATTCCGCCCGCTACACGCGGGATAAACTCTTCGCTCTTAGCCTGCCCACCATCGTCGTACATCTGCTGTGTATATACGCCATCACGAAGCCGCAGTACGCGGTAGTTCTTTACGATGTCGTGATCAAATTCGTTGCTATTCGTCTCGTCCTGCACAAGCTCAACAAGTACAGCCAGGGTCAAAACCCGACGTCCGTTGATCTTCTCGTACTTCCAGTTAATCAGTGACTCTGCCTGATATGACAGCAGCAGCGGCCTAGCGCCGATGTTCTGCTCTGTTTCATAATCAATACTGTCGTCAATAGTAGGGTAGTCAAGCAGAAAGCAGTGACGGCCTGTATCCAGTACGCCACCCAATGCTTCCTTAGCCATGTGCTCGATGCTGGTGCCTGCTCCATCAGCGTTAAACACCAGTTCTTCTAACTGCTCTGGAATCTCGTAACTGGGGTCTTTACGAAACACCATGCCTGACATAGCAGCGCGAGTACGTCCTGTTACACCCAGGAAGTAGGCCCGCTCTACATATCGCTTGTAACGCTCTGGGTCTTTTGGCACGAACTCTGGCAGATACCGCTCTGGTACGCGCTTGATAGCAGATTCACCCTCAACAGCATCTCGTACAAGACGCCACTTCGGGCTGTAAATCTGATAGTCTGGATGTAGCGTCTTTACACTCATTGAGTATCCTTAAATAGCGAACTTGATCTGTACGTCGCTGACTGGCTTCCTGACTGGCATCTCGTATGCAATCGGGTAAGTCCCAGCGTCGTTCAAGTGATCGTGTCCGCTTGTTTTATCCGGTTCACCGTTCTTATCGTATGCCTGCTGCTCTAGGCAGCGTGTGAACTCTGGGCAACGCTTTGTGTTGACTTTAACTAGGCCCTGCTCAAATCCTCTGTTGGCCGCTATGATGCGATCTTTGACAGCAGGGTTGCGCTTGGGAGCGCGTACTTGGAAACCCGCCTGTTGCAGCAGAGCTATATCCGATTGGGAGGCGTTGACTGTTTTTCTGCTAGTTCCACTAGCGTCTGGGTACACACAGATGGTGTGTTGCGGATAACGCTCTTGCAGAGTTTCAATAACTGCCGGAGTATCGTAAGCGTCAACGATTTCTTCGGCTGCGTGTAGTTCTTCGCCTCTTCTAATATATACAACAGCAGCCATCTTTCCGACGTTGAAGTCCAAGCCCACATACAGCCTTTCTCCTTCAGCAATCTGTTCTTTGCTGTGACAGCGGCCTCGGTCAAATGAGGAGTAGACTGTACCGCTTTGTAAATTGACAAACTTGCCTTCAATATAAGCATCTGCCAAGGCCTCTGGGTAGCTTTCTCTCAAGCTGTTTAGATAGCCTTCTGGCAGATAGGGATTGCTATAGCTAGGTGCCTGTACAATCCCGTGTTCGTCTGTTGCGTTCTGTACCCAACGCCAGTGAGCAAATCTGAATCCCTCTGGCGTGGTGTATGCCGATGCCTGGTTAAACGGATTGTTGATGCCGCTGGGCTGTTGCCTGTTACGAGCTATGATCTTGTTCCAGGCATCCTTAGCGTGTTCTGTCTTCAGCGTATCAAGCTCGTCAACGTGAGCCGTGTAGGATTCGTAACCAACAATACGCTCTGGGTTGTCAAGAGTACGCAAGATAAAATCACCCCAATTTGGGGCGCTAGTGTAAATTGCATTATCCTGTCTGTTGTACTTGTGTTCGATGCCGTGTTCAGTCAGCTTCTCTTGTAGCCTTGCTGCCACGATCAATCGGACTAGATCAAAAGTGGGTGCATAGACTGCAACAAGTGCATCTGAACTCTGGCAGGCGTCGATCATGGCCGCTGCTACTAGCGCCTCTGATTTACCTGCTCCGTATCCTGCACAGAATAAGCGATACCGTCTATCTAGCGTCAGGAAGTCAGCCTGGGGCTTTGTTGCTTTGATCTTTAGCTGCACTACTGCTCGCTATCTTCTGATCCAACAACCTCGATCTGTACTCGATCTACGCCCTTCATGCTTCCATCAGATGACTTGTTATCGACCTCGGCCTTATCGTGCCAGTTAAAGCGATTAGCAAAATACAGTTTTACAAGAGGTGCATTAACATCTCTGCTATACATCATCTTTTGCAATTCTTCTTCCCAGAATGCCTGGGATGCAACCTTGCCGCGCTGCAATGCGTCGTTAAACTCTTCGTAACGATCAGCCCATTCGTATAATGTAGCGCGATGAACTCCGATCTGAGCAGCAAACTGCGTTACACTTTTTCCTGCTGCTAATGCCTCGTATAGAAGACCTGGCATCTTCTTATTATACTTTGTTGGTCGGCCTCCAGCCATCTTTCCAGCCTCCGGCTGTTGCTTGCTAGACCTTAATACACTTTGGCTCTAGCGTGATAATATGTTTTCTGCCTTGGAAATATGCTTCCAGAGTGATCGGCCTGCCGTTCTCTTCCGGCTTCAAATCGCAAGCCGTGATTACAATTCCCCGATCTGTCTCTGTGTAAGAACAAGCCTGCGCATCTTTTGCACAAGCGGCTAATGCTGCTGCTAATAAGATGCTTTCCATGAGGCTTGTCTTTTGTTTTCCCATTCCTCACTAATATTATCGCATCTTTTCCCGCTTTTGTCAAATCCCCCCGCGCCGCCCCTTCGTGCCGTCGCCCCCTATTTCTGTAGCACACTTTGTGTGCCGAGGTAGATTTACTAGACAGACCTATCTAATTCACTAGATAAAATCTTCTTGACAAGAATAAAATTTATGTTACCCTCTATCTAACAGATAGATATATAGATACTGTTAGATAGTATGTTAGATAGTATTACTGTTAGATAGATTGTTAGATAGATATATATACTGTTAGATAGACAGATAGATGTTAGATAGTCTGTTAGATAGGATGTTAGATAGTCTGTTAGATAGGATGTTAGATAGGATGTTAGATATACTGTTAGATAGGATGTTAGATATACTGTTAGATAGACATCAGACAGCAGATAGCTGTTATATGTTCTCGGCCTGTCCTCGCTGCCTAGATAGAGCCATGGCACCAACTAAACTAAAACAGACAAACCACCAACCGCCCCTCTCTCGCTAAGATAAAAATTTTTCTCTAGGGGTGTTGACACGGTGATACTGGCTAGGTAGACTGTATCCAACGCTTGAGGAAACACAGACAGACGGAGACAACGACATGAACTACATCATCACTGACACGAACAACAACAACAGCGTTAAAATCATTGATCTTGGTAACAGCAACTACGAAATCTACAACATGGAAGGTGACAGAATCGCAGAAGCAACAGCAGATCAGATTCCAGCATCTTGGGTAGGAGCAATCCGATACCTCAAGGCAGAGAAGGCAGCAGCAAGCGTACAGTACGAAGACGGAACGATGGTGGCAGAGGCTTAACGCCTCTGTCGCCTCAAGGAGAAAAAGATGGATATTTACAGCAAAGACTTGAAGCCTGGACAGAAAGCACAGATCATTCTTGACAAACACTCGGAAGTTTTGAACAAATCAACACGCAACAAGCTGCACTCTTGGCCTGACTGGTTTTCTAAAGATCCTTGGTACGGACAGCACATCATAGACTCAGCCATCAAATCACTTAAGTTCAAGAAGGCTCTCTAACAAACGATACAGGGGTAAGCAGTAGGGTACCTTTACTCTTGCCCCGATCTCTTCACACAGACGCTCTCTGAAGCTCCTAGAGGCATTTGCACCATGAAATCCTGCTACATATTCTCTCTTGCAGCTATCTGCGTAGGTATCTTGGCCTTCATCTCGGCTGACTTGTACGATCACGACAGTGAGCAAGAGGCCAGGTATTGCCAGATGGTGTCTGCTTGGGTAGAATCTGAAGGTGAGGTCGGTTGGCCCGACTACAATGGTAACTTTGATGAGGTTTGTAACTGATGGAAGCTCTAGCGCACCTTGACCTTGACTCCAGCGATCTAGCTGCTATGCCACTTGATGTGGAAGAGCCAATCTTCCGCGCTATCCGTGATCGCTTGGAGCGTGGTGACATTCACAACTGGCTTGACTTGTACTTCGCTGGTACAGACAGGGCATCAGCTTTGTACCCAGACATGCCCAACAACACAGTTCATAACCTGGTTGTCCCGCTTGTATCTGCTGCTATAGAGGATTTAATCTGATGGAAAACAAAAAAATCACTGATCGCCAGTGCTGCGCTAACTGCGTATTCTACTCGCCTAACTACTGCCACGTTCACGATGTGCCTACCGATCCTTGGGCCATCTGTGACCAGTACAAGTCTTACAAAGGAGATTGAAGTGAGATGCCGGGCTTGCAACAAACTGCTGTCTGATAGCGAAATTCGCTATATTGACTATATTGGTTCTAAGTTCAGTTCGATGCAGTTTGACGATCTTTGCTACACTTGTCTGCAAATCTCCACTGATCCAGACAGAGCAGAGATGTACGAACAGGGCTTGGAAGAAGTGATGTACGACGAATACTTTGAACCATCACGCGGGGCCGGAGGCGATGAGTAAGTATGCACAGACAGGACAGCCTTGCCCTCGCTGTGGTAGTAGCGATAGCATGGCCTTGTACCAAGATCACGGCGGTTACTGCTTCAGCAACTGCGGCTACATCCGCCAAAGCGAACTAGACGGCAGTGACACAAAAACTTATCGCTCGCGTAGAGATAGAAAAATGAGCATTTGGAATCCCAGAGAGATCAATAACTTCCCGCTTGCTGATCTGTCCCACAGAGGTCTGTCTAGCGAGGCTGTGGAGCGTTACGGCATCCGCCAGGCAGTTCGGCCAGAGAACGGTGAGCCAGACGAGCAAGCCATCTTCTTTCCTGCTGGTAACGGCGGTGGGTACAAGCGTAAGAATCGCTTGACCAAGAAGGACACGGAGATTGTTGGTGACTACAACGGTCTGTTCGGACAATCTGTATTCTCTCGCGGCGGTCGGCTGTTGCTTATCACCGAAGGAGAAGAGGACGCCATCGCGCTTTGGCAGGCCTTGAAACAGCAGGGCAAGGACTACAGCGTAGTCTCGCTTCCTAATGGTGCTGGCTGTGGCGGCATTGAGAAAAAGGAAGTCTGGGACTACATCACCAGCTTTGAAGCTGTCATGCTTGCCTTTGATGCTGATGAGCAGGGCGAACAGGCTGTAGAGAAGTTTGCTGAGATTTACTCCACGGAAGTCAAGGTTAAGATCGTGGAGATGCCTGAGGGTTGCAAGGACGCTAACGATTGCATCAAGCAAGGAAAAGGTCAGGAGATAGTCAAAGCCTGCTACCGTAGCAAAGACTATCAGCCTGAGATGATTATTCCCGGCAGCGAGATCAGTTATGACATGATCCGTGAGCCTATCAAGCCGGGATACATGCTTCGCAGCTTTCCAGAGTTCAGCAACAAGCTAGGTGGGCTTCGTGACGGTGAACTTGGTGTTGTCATGGCCCCTCCTGGTGTCGGTAAGTCTACTTGGGTAGCAGAGATCGGATACGAGTTGATCCGACACACTGACGAGAAGGTTGCTTGGCTATTCCTTGAAGAAGACATCAAGAAGGCTACTCAGCGACTCATTGCACTAGACAATGACGTACCGCTTGCCAAGTACCGCCTGCAACCAGAGATTATCTCCGAAGAAGATGCAAGGAACAGCTACAATGATCTTATCAACAATGAGCGTACTTGGTTTATTGATCTTGGCCCTTCCGGTCGTCTCTCTGTTGACCGGCTCCTACATCTTCTACGCTATTATCGCAGCCAAGGTGTTACTCGTTTTATCTTCGATCATATTAGTATCCTGTTCTCGCACGATGACCGAGACAACGAACGCAAGCTGATTGATAACGTACTATCAGAGGTTGCTGCGTTCTGCGCTGCAACAGGCAGCACGATGATCATGGTTGCTCACATCAAGCGGTTTGATCAGAAAATTTATGTCAACGATGACTTGCACGATGCCCAGTGGCTTTACATTGACCCTGCGATGGCGCGTGGGTCTGGCAGCTTTGAGCAGCTTGCGTTCTGGATTGCAGCGATTGAGCCAGAGAAGACTGAAGACGAGCGTAAGGGAAGGATGCGTGTCAACGTCAAGAAGAACCGCGAGTGGGGTTTCACTGGCCCTGCTGATGTGCTACAAATGGACATAATGTCAGGACGATTAGAAGTATCTGAACCACCGGAGCATGATTACTGATGACTACTAAGATGTTGGTATTTGATATTGAGACTGACGGACTGCTTGACCAGATGACGGTTATCCACTGTGCAGTCACCAAGGACTACCTGACAGGTGAAGTGATTGAGTACGGGCCAGAAGATATCGAAGAGTTTGTGCGGAGTCTGGACGGACAGGTTGTGATTGGACACAACATTATCGGGTTTGACTTGCCAGCTATCGACAAATGGTGTGACCTGAATCAACAATACTTCATTGG